CCATGATTACTCCTTAATTTCATTTATACGAATCTGATATGTGTCAGGCTTTTTAAACTCTGTTAAATCCATATCATTTAAATAACGCTCCTGAATTTTTTTCCAGTCCGTAGAGCCACTTATTGTGATGCGTTGCACCCTTACACCAAACCCTTCATTGACATCCCCCACAAGCTGTTCCTGCAATTGCTTTTTGGCTTCTTCAAGGGCTTTTACTGCTACGTCAGCGGCAATTTTTAAATCAAGATATGTTTTAACTGTTGATTGCCATTGAGCGTCAGTTCTTGTGCCTAAATCTTTCCAAAACAATTCCCAATCTGCATGGATTCTTTCCCACATTGCTAAATCAGGGAAAACTCTAGTCATAATAAAATCAGCTTCATTCCAATCCCACACACAAAAATCACACCATTTCGCTTGAGTTACCATTAGCTGGTGCTGGACTTGTGCATAGTCATAATCAGTAAGTTCATTCCTTAGACATAATTTTGCACGTTCAGAAGCAAAACCATCTTTAGGTGTCTTGCANTCCCAAAGACCATCTTGTTCAAGATTTATGCCATCAAGTGAAGCTCCATACATNCCATTTACAAAAACTGCTGGACGCATAGGATCATATTTTTCGTTGTATGCTTTTCGTGCAAAAGGTTCTTGTTCAGTACCTTTACGCATTGCCGCATTGACAAACCCACCTCCACCACCATTTTTGACCCTACGAATATCACTGGCTTTTTGGTATGGGCTTACTCCAAGAATTGCAGGGCTTTCACTTGCCATACGATGTTGCTTGCGAAAATCATGCCATTCTTGTGATCCCTGCTCCAATTCANCTACTTCTTGAGGATTGCTTAAATCAATCATGGATTATTCCTTATCTTCATTATGTAAAGATTTCGCAATTTTTTTCTCAAGCTGTTCAACAATTGCCATAAAATGCAAACGCTCAACTTCTTTGATGTCTTTTTTGCCATAAAACTTTGCAATATTGGCAATATCAGTATTGGTATCTTTTGATAAAGAATTAATCTTATCCAATTCTTCAGGCGTTAATGTCGCTGGGCGTTCTTTTGGAGTTAATGATTCTTTTGGTGATGACGCACTATTACCATCATCATCATCTTGATACACACCAACTACTGCCGCAAGCGCATATCTTCTCATGTAGGTAATTGCGCTTCCTGCGCCTTGAGCATCTGCTTTGGTTACTGGTAATGTCATGTCTTGAGACATCCATTCACCTGAAGCATGGGTAATTATTGTAGTTAATGACATCAAATGCTCTGCCACAGTTTTTTCACCAGTAATGACCCTAGTTTCATANCCACTTGGAAACTGCATCACAGCCAAACCATTTTCTGACAATAAAGTTCTGCAAGATTCCCAAACAGACGCTANNTCNGCATACTTTGATTTAAAAAATGGGTTTGCGCTGTCTTTTTTGGCAAAAGTCAATTGACCTTGTACCTTAGATAATGCCAATGCTAATTCTTTAATGCTTTCTGATTGTTTCATTTCATTTCCTTTTTAAAGTTCACCTTCAGCTTGATCTTTTGCATACTTTTCCATGTAGTCATAAGTCATAGCCCAAATTTTTCTGCCAATTTGTTCAAAATCATGGGTATCTAATATTGCTTGTAAATCTTTTGCCATATCAACGCTTAGTTCACCCATCATTTCTGAGATATTTCCAGCTTGGTATGGATCAAACTGTGGAGTTTTCATTAACTGCCATGCTCGTTCTTCAATTTCATCCCAACGATCATCAAAATCTTCAGGTTCGTAATACGCATCAGCTCTATTCATGCTCATAATGAAGTCTCCAATCCAGTTTCGTTAGTGAATATTTCTTGCAATTGATCGTTATAAACATCATCAATAATCTTGATTGTTTTAAGTTCTGTTGAACAAATTTTCAAAAACTTAATTTGGTAGGTATCCATAGGAGTCAAAGTAATCTTTACTGCATTACANCGATTTCTTGTCATTCTGCTGGATAGTTGGAAAGAAAGACCATCTTGCATATCTGCTAAATGCTTTGCTCCCGTCATAGCAATGAATTTGCTATCACCTAACTGCTTTAGGATTTCTCGTGCTATTGTCATTTTATTCCTTTCAACATTTAATTTACTTACCACAACTTATATTCTACAGATGTCAAATAGGATTGCAACATCTTTTTTAATTATTTTTAAAAATATTTTTAGATGTTGCATCCTTGCAACTAGACTGTTAAAAGCTCTACAGCCTTTAATTTCATACGATCACCATTACCAAACCAAGCATTACTCANCCTAGAATCATTGGTTCTACTTGGNTTATGGAAGTCAACATATTCAGTAACAGCATTGAGCATTCCCCACTTGGTATGTCCAACTAAACTNAGTCCTTTGGCTTCACAATCAAACAAAGAAATAATCTTTTTGTAAGCCCGATTTTTAGTCATGTCATAGTCAGGATCATTAATTTGACTAAAACTTGTCAATAGATTTTTGAGGAAGTTCTCAGAAGCCAATGCCCCTAGTTGTTGTGCTTGTAGGTGTTTAGCCATTTCCATAAAAGAACCAAAACTTTCAACCGCATTGCCNAGTTTTGCCTTAACTGCTTCATGGTTAAANTGACTCAAGTGACTAAATGACACTGTATTTTGATTACTCTGCAATGAAGCCGTCAATGTATTGTTACAAACCACACGAACTGTCGTGAACCTTGCTGTCGTTGCCAATGTCCTATCGCATGATGTTGACAGTAACAAAAAGCCACCGACACCATCATCTTTGCAGACTTCACCAAATTTGCCAGTTTCAGCTAATGCCCATANGTGNTTGCCACCTTTTANAGTTCCTGCTGTATTGATCTTAAATCCATTTTCAGCCACCAAGTCACGGAAAAACTCAAGGACTTCCAAAGGCTGTACCGCTTTATATCTATTAGATACAACGGATAAAGGCATTTTAGTATCTGATCTATATAGAACATTTTGACCTTCAAAAATTTCCAATGGTGTTTTTATTACACCTTGACCAGTTCCATAAGCAACTGGGGAGGATTCAATTGTCCAATCCATACCAGCGGCTACTTGCCATTGTTCAATGGTTGCGTCAGCTTCAAGCGTTTGTCCAAGACCATGCCAAGGTGTTTCCCCGACAAAAGCCATTTCAACAAAACCATTTTCTCTTTCAGTTAATTCGTGTGCCATTTTGATTCCTTTCGTGTTTGTCAAAGACCCTAAACAATAGGGTTTCGGGGATTAACCCCATCTTCAGTTTGACTGGTCAGCAAAATCTTTCATAAATGCAATATCTTTGGCATTTTTTTGAAGAAGCTCAGTCCAAGTCAAAATTGGTTCTTTATGGACAATTTCACCATCCCACTCAAGCTGTGATTTTTCAAACCAAGATAGCCAAGTGTTTTCTTCAAAATGGACACCCATTACTTGCTCTCTGCAATATTCGTTATTGACTTCTACTGCTAATGAATATTTCAATAATTCGTCATAGCTCAAAGATTGTGGAGCACCACTAATCTTGTAATTAGAGCCACCTTTGGCTTTCCAATACTGTGGACACTCACCTTTGCCATCCCAATCATGAGCACCATAGTTTTCCCAATATTGGGTATCAATGACTAAAATCATGATAATTTCCTTTGCACTTGTTTAATAGCATCCATTGGGTCAGAAGCCAAAACCTTGACAATAACTTTTTTGTTATTTTCATCTTCATAAGTGACTTCATGCAAAACCAGTTCTTTGCAATCGTCACGCTCAATACATCTAGCCATTAAGTTTTTCATTTAAATTCCTCCAGTTTTAAACAGCTCAAAATCATTCGACCTTCTTTCCAAAAATCACGTTTGCTTGCAGAACCAAATCGCATTTGTGAAAAAAAGTGCCAATTCCTATCAAGGACATTGACTTCACTTTCAGTAAATTTTTCAGATAAAGTGTCAATCACATATTTAGGCAGGGAATGTGTCGGAAGTTTCATATCTAACCTTTAATAAAAATTGTCAAAAATTGATTGCCAATTACACCCCAAGCAATCAAAGTACCTAATACCAAGCCCAATGCTGTAACTCCTACGACTTCAATAAATTTATTCATTTCATGCCTCCCAATCTGCTTTTTCGTCATGGTCAATAATTGCGTTGATTGTTTCAATGGCTTCATCAATAGTCGGGGCATATTCAGTATTCAATGGTGCATACACAAAACTGCCTTCAAGGACAATTGCCAAATACTCCCTTGTAAAGTCACGAACCTTTGCCGCATCTTCAAAGCTAATAGGTTTAGCGGTATGCAGATTCCACTTTTTGTCATAGCCACGTTTTGTAAAGAAATTAAAATCTTCTGCTGGTGTTATTTGGAAAAACAGAATGTCTTTTGCTGTTGTATGTTTTGCCAAAGTAATAATTAGGTTCTTTTTCATTTAAAGGCTTCCTTCCATTTTTTGAATTAACAGCCATTTGGCTTTATTAAGAAACTGTCGGGCTTCTTCAACATTGCCATGCGCCATAACTTCTTGTGCATCGCTCATTAAGCCGCATACAAACATATCAATACCTACCATTGATATATAAGCCTTATGCCTAGCTAAAAACAATTCGGGACGCTCACCAAACATCAGCTTTTCTTCAGCTATTCTTGCTTGTGTCACTTCTTTAGTCATTTTATTTTCCTTAACATTTAATTAAACTAAACAAACTACAATTACTATTCTACAGATGTAAATATTAAATGCAAGCAATAAATACAAAAAAAGTAAAATATATTTTGACGTTGCTCTAACGCAACAAAATAGATGTAAAATAAAACTTGACAAATGTCAAAAGATGTGTTATACTCTAAGAGTAAGGTGAAACTTACGATGCTCTTTAAAAACTAAATGTGAAGGAAATAAAATGAATCAAGAAACTCAGCAGTTCCATTTTTTTGGATGTAATTCTTGGGAATGGAAAGTGTCAAATGATCTATTTGAAATTGTTAGCTGGTTTAGCAATCAAAAGTATGGAAGCAAAAGAATTCCATACAGCATTTGGTATGTACCCCTACCAAAAGATTTAGAGTTTCCCTATGCAATTGATATGTATGCACCGCAAGTAGATGGAGCAAAATATTTGGGAACGTATTTGAATAAGAAATTATCGGTAGTTTGAACAAGTCCCCCAGCGATGGGGGATTCTTTTAGATTGTTCCACGTGAAACCTTGCGTTTGTCAAATAAATTGTTACAATTCAAGAATGTTTATTAGGAGAATTGCAAATGCAAATTACGAATATTGAAAAAGCCCTGCGAATTGTGGGCAAAAGTGAAATAGCAAAACAGATTGGAATTACTCGTGCGGCTGTTTATGTTTGGGGAAAGAAAAATAAGATTCCTCCACATCATGTATTGAAGGTCGAAGAACTATCAGGGATTAGTCGATATGATTTATCCCCTGAAATCTATGGTAAGAAACCTGAATAAAAAAGATGTTGCACAAGTCAATGAAGTTCATATAATTTAATGTTGCAGATTTGTTAGGCGTGATGCTTGGCAAAGTTTACTTAAAGGAGAGTGAAATGAAAGTGAAGTTTGAGCCAAAACTAGGGCTGGAAATTACCATTACTGAAGGTGGTGATTTTTCCCTAAAGCAAGACAGCGATATAGTTTTCGTTACCATAGGACAAATGCGAGGGCTGATGAAAAAGATGCCTGATTTGCTGAAAGTAGCCGATGAAAAAAGGGCAAACTATCTAAGTCAAAGTGAGGTGGAATAATGCACTTCTACCCACATAATATTGGTGATTACAGGAAAGATACTTCCCACCTAACATTGCTGGAGCATGGCATTTATCGCCAATTACTAGACAGCTATTACCTTGATGAAGTGCCGTTAAGCAATGACCTTGCGAAGTTGATGCGTTCGCATAGCGTTCGCAATGCGGATGAACAGCAATCGCTTCAAAACGTATTAACAGACTTCTTTGAATTGACAGAAGCAGGGTATATTCATAAAAGATGTGATGAAGTTATAGGTGCTTATCATGGTAAAAGTGAGAAAGCTAGGCAGTCCGCAAACGCTAGGTGGCAAGCTGGTCATGGGCGAGCAAGCGAACGCAATGCGAACGCATTACAGACGCAATCCGAAGGCAATGCTAACCATAAACCAATAACCAATAACCATAAACCAATAAAAGACATTACACCATTNGGTGTATCTGATGATGTTTTTAAAGATTACATGGAAGTTAGGAGATCCAAGAAAGCAAGATGGACACCTACAGCATTGAAAGGCATGGAGCGTGAAGCCTTAAAAGCTGGTGTTAGTTTGGAACAAGCAATGATTATTTGTTGTGAGCGAAATTGGCAATCTTTTAAAGCGGAGTGGATAAAGGATGTAGCTACTGCAAAGAATAGCAGTTTCAAGGAGCGTGATAGTGTGCTGGCTACACGACAGCTAGAGAGCATGATGTTGGGTACACCAATTGCAAAGGAACGCTCAGAAGCCCAAATATTTGATATGGAGGATGGTCAAAATGCAAAACGAATTTCATGAGAAAGACTTTTTTACAGTTGACCAAGGATATGCCTACTTAATCGCAAAGTTATCCGCTTTTTATGGAAATCGGTTTTTGGCTAATTTTCAAGGAATTGATCCAAGATTGATGAAGCAGACTTGGGTAGAAATCCTAGACCGCCAGTTGACCTACAAGCCAAAGATTGATTATTTGATTAAGAATTTAGACCCTGATGGATTCATTACGAATCCAAATCAAATTTATAACCTATGCAATCAAGTGCGAATTCCAGTTAAGCCTGAAGAAACCCTTACACATCAAAAGACAAAAAAAGAGATTGAGCGTGATGCCAAGAGTGCAGAAATTGCTAGGGCAAAACTGAAAGAATTTTACACAGGGTTTGGAAAATACGATGTATAAAAAGATTGTTTTAAAAATTGAAGACCTTGATACAGCTCTAAATGTTTGTAAAAAAACCTATACAGATGGAGCATATATTTTAACATTCCAGCCATTAAGGCAAAAAAGACGGGATGCTCAAAATAGACGTTATTGGGCAATATTGCATCAAATAGCTGAACAATTAAAAATNAATGGAAATGTCNTAATTGCTGAAACTTGGCATGAATGGGCAAAACGAAGNTTNATTGGTGTGATAGAAATTCCATTGCCTGATGGAGAAATCATTGTGGTTGGAATGTCCAGCACAGAACTAGATATACCTGAATTTAATGATTTTATGATGATGGTAGAAGCATGGGCAATAGATCAAAACGTCATATTTAACGATTTACCTAATGAATAAAATGTTTGAAGAATTGAAACTTACAGTTCCTTTTCCTCCAAGTACAAATCATTACATGGGTAGAAATGGATCACAAGCCTATAAAACTTCAAAAGCAAAAGCGTATAACCAGCTTATCTATTTTGATGTAAGACTTCAAAATGCCAATTTAAAATTAGATATTCCATTATTTGTTACATATAACTTTTGGATGCCTGATAAAAGAAAACGAGACATAGCAAACTATGAAAAGGTATTAACTGATTCGCTGGTTGTCGCTGGANTAATGATTGATGANAGCATTATTCACAAATGGCAATTAGAAAAAATGGGATTTATGAAGAATGGTCAAGTTGAAATAATCATAAAACCTTATCAACATTCGTAGAGTTTTGTTATATACTTTACGATGTATAATTTAACAAAGGGAAAAAATGAAAACCGCAGAAATTGAAATTGAGAAATTAATTCCTTATGCCAAAAATGCTAGAAATCATAGCGATCTTCAAGTAGCTCAGATTGCGGCATCAATCAAGGAATTTGGTTTTAATGATCCTATTGAGGTCGATGAAGACAATATGATTCTTGCTGGACATGGGCGAGTTTTAGCCGCAAGAAAATTGGGAATGCTTAAAGTTCCTTTTGTAAAAATTGATGGATTGTCAAAAGCTCAAAAACAAGCCTACATTTTGACAAACAATAAGCTGGCATTGAACTCTGATTGGGACAATGAACTGCTCAAAATTGAACTCCATGACCTTTCAGATATGAAATTTGACATGGCAATGATGGGTTTTGATGGTGAAGAACTATCTCAAATTATGTATCCTGAACCCATTAAATCAACTGATCCTAGTGATAAGCCATTGAACTTCTCCATCCAGTACAACATTGTTTTTGATGATGAAGAACAACAAGAAGTCTTTTATGCTTTTATCCGCTTTTTAAAGGAAAAATTCCCTGAAACTGACA